ATGGCTCGTACTGTCACCCCTCTGACCGACACCAAATGCGATGCCGCCAAGCCCCGTGACAAGGACTACAAATTGTTCGACGGACAGGGGCTTTTCCTGCTGGTGAAGGCATCTGGTGTGAAGACTTGGCGCTTCAAGTACCGGCGTCCGGACGGGCGCGAGGGGCTGGCGACCTTCGGCAACTACCCAGCTCTTGGACTGCGTGCTGCGCGTGATCGCCGGGCCGAGGCCCTGGAGCAACTGGCCTTCGGTCAAGACCCTATTGAGGTCGCCAGGCTTGCCAAGCTAGACGCGGCCAATGCCCGGGCCAATACGTTCATGGCCATGGCCCTGGAGTGGTACGCGGCATGCGCTCTCAAATGGTCGCCAGGGCATGCCGCCACGGTGTGGCGCAACCTCGAGTTACACGTGTTGCCGGCGCTTGGTGCGCGCCCGCTGGGTGAGTTGAAAACCCGGGATCTGATGCAGCCACTCAAGGCTGTGGAGAAGCGCGGCACTCTGGAGCTGGCCGGACGGCTACGCCAGTACATCACCGGCATCATGCGCATGGCTGTGCAGCACGGGCTGATCGACAGCAACCCGGCCAACGACCTGGTGGGCGCCACTGCCACTCGCAAGAGCACGCATCGGCCAGCGCTGCCACTGGATCGGCTATCCGAGCTGCTGCAACGCATCGAGGCCGACTCTGGCCGGGCGCTGACTCGGCATGCGGTATCGCTCACCCTATTGGTGTTCATCCGTTCCAGTGAGCTGCGCTTTGCCCGCTGGAGTGAGATCGATAGCGGCCGGGCGATGTGGGAGATACCCGGCCAGCGTGAAGCCATCGAGGGCGTCAAGTTCTCCCACCGTGGCGCCAAGATGGGCACCCCGCACCTGGTACCGCTGAGCCGCCAAACGCTGGAGCTACTGGAGCAAGTACGCCAGCTCACCGGCCGCTTCGATCTGGTGTTCCCTGGCGACCACTACCACCACAAACCCATGAGCGAGAACACCATCAACAAGGCTCTCCGGCGTATGGGCTATGACACTAAGGTGGATCTGTGCGGCCACGGCTTCCGTACCATGGCCTGTTCGGCCTTGGTGGAGTCCGGGCTATGGTCGAAGGATGCCGTTGAACGGCAGATGAGCCACCAAGAGCGCGACACGGTACGGGGTGCTTACATCCACAAAGCCGAGCATCTGCAGGAGCGTCGGCTTATGTGCCAGTGGTGGGCCGACTACCTTGATGCCAACCGGCAGCAGTACGTCACTCCCTATGATTTTGCTCACCGCTGGGAAGAGATCGGCAACGTTGTGTCGGTCATGGGGCGCCGTGCAAAGGCGCAAGGTTGATTGGCTGTTTTCGAGACTTCCTGAGCTTGCCCAGGCTCGGCTAAGACGCTCGTTTTTCCTATCCAAGGCTTCAGGGCTGCGAAGGCTGCCCACCAGGGCAAAATCGCCGGTTAAGAACAGGGCCTCGGTGCAGGGATTCGCAGGGAAAAGAAACCTCAAGCAGGCGGCCAGGAGCCCAGTAACGGTGATGCTTGGCGATCTGTGCAGGCAGTGCAGGGAAAGCGGTAGGTTTAGTGGGCAGGCGTGGAGGGGGGAAGATTGCGCGCGCCCGCAGCAGCTCCATCAGCAGCAAGGACGGCAGCCGGTAGGGTGGGAAAGGGGACGAGGTCAGGGCAAAAAGAAAGCCGCACAAGGCGGCTTTCTTAGATGGGTAAACGGTTAGGCGCTTGCTTGAGGCTGCTGGCCAAGCTGTACCGACAAGTCCTTGAGCTTGCGCTGCATGGCGATGGTGGATTCAAGCTCTTTTGGCAGCACCTCTACGGGTAGTTTTCCGATTGGCTTCAGTTCCTGAAACGTGCCGTCCTCCTGCGCTTCGAAGGTGCTGCGTGCTTCGTTGATCTGGCTTTCCACCAGTCGTCCCAGTCGCAACGTGCGCGCTTTCTCCGAGGCGTTAATGGCATCAATTTCGTTTGCATGAAGGCGCGCGGAGCTGTTCTGGAGTTGCCCTTTTGGATTGATCAGGCCCTTTTTCTCCAGATTAGAAACGAACACTTGTGCTTCTGGGGTCGCTAAGAGCGCGGCAGCGGATTCGGTCAGGCAATGGTCAAGGTAGCGTTCCGCGATCCCCTCACGGCAGGTATTGAAGGTGCGGCGTGCTTTGTCCGTTTCGATCTGACACAGCTCGAACTCGGGCTGTAGCTCTTTCGCCAGGTTGTTGTATTCCTCGGCCAGTTCGCGGCCATCCAGCTCCTGCCGCTTGAGATCTCGGATGGCTTTGGTCAGCTCGCCATCCTGCTCACGGAACTGCTGACGCCATTGCTCGCCAACCTTGGTTGACTCTTCGCTGGCTGCTGCTGCCGTCTTCCGGTGTTTCTCGATGCGCTGTGCCAGGCCGACCAGGCGTTCGCGAATGCCCAGGTATTCGGCTTTCAGTTCCTGGAGCCGCAGCAAGGATTGCTGGATCTCGCTGGGAAGTGAAGTGATTTGCTCGTTCATATTGGATCTCCATCTAGTGGGGTGTATGCGGCCGGTACCGGCCAAGTGGTTCTGCTCGAAGGCGACAGCGGTGCGGGCCGGTCATCGCGTAAAAGCAATCTACTGGCGTGGAACAAATGGGTTGAGCTGTGTCAACAAAAACAACACATCCCCCCCTTGTTCCAATGTCTGAATTCGAAATTGGTGGGAACGCGGGATCGTGGGCACAACCGCTCTAAATCGGGCCTTACAGGCCGAAAGCTTGTTCCCACCGTTTTTTGAGCGGGAACAGACAGGGGGGGCAGCCTATTAATCAAGCAGAGTTGTGTTCCCTTGTTCCCACTCTCGTTTCTATAACGGGAACGCTGCAGGCCTTGCTGTTTCTGGGCTGTTCCCGCGTTCCCGCTGTTCCCGCTGAAAATGGTCAGCTGGGTAATGTTGGTAGGCCTCATCATCAAGGGCGCCCCTCGACATCGTTTTCCAGACGGTCGGGATCAATCACGTAAAAACGGGCGCTACCCTCACCTGGTAGGCGGTACTTTTTCGTCCGGCGGCTGCCGTTGGTTTCCTCGTCCATCTTGGCCAGCGCATCAGCAGCAGCCAGGGCGCGCACGATCCGTTCCTTGCCAAATCCGGATGCAGCAGAGAGGAGGCCGGGTGAGTTGAACAAGTAAAGGCGCTTGTCGTCGTTCACCTCGTAGTAACCGGCTCGATCGCGCACGGTGACGTTGGCATGTTCGGCGCGGACGTCAGAGAAGCGGCTGTCAGCGTGCAGGGCGATGAAGTCGGCGATACCCCGCAAGATCTGGCGATCTTCGGCGTTGCCGTCGCCCATCCTGGCCAGCCACTCGCCGAACAGTTGGCGGCATGCATCGGCTGCGGTACCGGCCGGCCAATGCAGCAGCTTGCGGGCAATGGCCTGTTCACCGGCCAGGGCCATGATGGCGAAGCGATCAGCCACCCGGCCGGCCTGCGAACTCTCTGTGCGGAAGGTCTCACGCAGCTCGCGGAAGCCCGCGAGCAAGTCGCTGTGCTCAGGGTGCCCCAGCAGGTGCTCGACGAACGCCGGGCCGAGGTGGCCATAGTGCTGGGCAACCGCGTCACTCAGCACGCGGTGGAATTCCTGGCCGGTCATGCCGTGCACGTGGTCGAAGGCCCGGAACGTGCGAGTGCCGGCGTTCACATCCACCAGGCGCAGCTCTGCGCCGGCGTGTGCGCCATTGCCGCTCATGGCGGCGTGTTCCGACAGCGACCGCTCGCCACTGGAGAGGGCCAGAACGCGCCAGGTGAGCTTGGCGCGTCCTTCCCGTTCGCGGGTCATGGTGCTCTTGCCCATGCCGTTGGCGATGGCGTAGGCCATTTCTTGCACGCGCTTGGGGTCGGCCCGCTTGATTTCGTCGAGAATCAGCACCGTGTCATTGCGTGATGCTGCCTCGATTTCTACGCCGCCCTTGGACACATCCCAGGACGCGGCGAACGTGCCCGGGTTGCCCCAGACCGACGCGGCGATCAGTTGCGCCAGAGACTTGCCGCTCGAGGAGTCGCCCACCAGGTGCACGCCGCCACCGTTCACGCCGACCTTCGCCAGCAAGGGGCCGGCCAGGGCACAGCACACCGACAGGATCAGCACCGGGTTGCCCGCGCAGTAGGTGGCTACTGCGCTTTGCCAGGAGGCCAGCGTGCCCTTGCTGGTGAACAGGTTCACCGCCCGCCCGGAGTCCTGAAAGCGCACGTCACCGTTGCCGATGACGCGAGAGGGCAGGACGAATACCCCGGACTCATGCCAGCCCGGTTTCGTCGTGGTGGCAATCACTCGTTCGGGTTCGTGATGGCTGGAAAGGTACGGCGCCAGATGTCGGCGCTGGTGGTACTCGATGTTCAGCCCCTGGCGCATCAGGGCACGCATTACCTCGTCACCCTTGCCGGCCAGCAGCTCCATCGGCATGACCCACTCGATCCGGCGTCCGCGGTACAGGAAGCACAGCAGCCGGCCGATGCTGCCGTCCTCGCTGTTCACCGTCTCCGCTTGCACATGCAGCGGCGAACAGATCCAGTGATCGACAGGCACCGGCTTTTCATCCGGGCCGCTGTTCTTCACCGCGTGGTACCAGGTTCCGGCACGGTAGAGCCTGCCCTCGACCGTCGTGTCTTCGTCGTAGACGGCGAAACGTGGGCGCTCCAGCTTGTCCGGCGCGGGCGCTGTCGGCTCGCCAACTAAGCTCAGGTCGGCCTTCTTGCCCTTGGTGCTGCTCATGCGGAAATCTCCCTGTGCTGAATGCGCCACAGGTGCAAGTCGTTGAAGTCAGAAAGCTCGGCCGGCGCATCGCCCGGCCATTCGGGAAACACCACCCGCGCCTCGGCCGCATTGGCGGCGCGGTTCGCGGCAGTTCGCCCTGGGTTGCCCTGGGTCTGGCGGTCGTCGTCGCCAGCGATGACTAGGTCCAGGCCGGCGCCGTAGCGCTCGCGCATAGCGATGGCCACCGCCTTGAGGTTGCCGGCGCTCAGTGCGCAGACCACCGGGTCGCCGGTGTGAGCATGCAGCGTGGCACCCGTTGCCCAGCCCTCGCAGACGTAGAGCCGGCAACCCTCGGTGATCCTGCCCAGAGGCGAATAGCAGCCCTGTACGCGCCCCCCGGTCAGATAGCGCTTGTCGCCGCTGGGGTGAATGATCTGCAGGTTGACCAGATGCCCATCCGAGCACAGCGGCACCAATAGGCGACCCTGGCTCAACAGGCGCAGCGTGTACGGTTTTACCTGCTTGGCCTGCAGGTAGCGGTGCAGGTGATCAGCTGGTTTTGCCATTCCCCAGAGCATGGCGGCTTGCTGAGCCGCCTGGCGCTGGCGGAGTTGGAGTTGCTCACGCGCTTCCTTGGTGCGGCGTTCGGCCTCCAGGCGCGCCTGCTCAGCGGCCAGGGCGCGTTGCGAATCGCGCTGCGGGTCAGGCTCCTGGCGTTCAAACAACCCCAAACCAAGGCGTTGGTCGATCTCCTGAGCCGCCTCGTGCTGGCGACAGCCGCGCAGATAGGCTAGCAGCGACACCAGGTCGCCGCCGTGCGCCTCATTGTCTGCGAAGTCGTTCCAACGCCCGTTATCCAGCGAGACACCGAAGGACCCGGCCTGGCGATCTCCACGGGCGATGTTGCGAGCCACCCACTCCCGGCCGCTGCGTGAGCCTTCCGGCAGCCACTCGGGCAGCAGGCGTTCGGCAGCGTGCAGGGCGTGCACGGCGGTCTGGCGGATCAGGTCGGCGATGCTTGGCTCAGTCATCGTCCTGGCCCTCCTGCTCCGACTCGGGGGAGGCTACAGGGCTCGTAGCCGGTGCCTTATGGTGGGCGCGAAGGCGCTGCTGCAGGCGCAGCATGAAGGCATCGCGAAAGGGCTCGCGCGCGCTGCCAGGTGTGCGGTCAAGCCTCTCGTGCATCAGCTCCAGCAGACTCTGCTCGTTGGGGTTTCCCAACCAGGTGTTGAGCACGTCAGCCGCGCCGTCGACGGCAGCTTGGTACACCACCGAATGCGTGGTGACAGCGGCAGGCTGGCCATCGGCTGCCGGCAAAATGGCGTAAAGATGGGCGTCATGCATGTTTGCAGCCCTCCCGTTTGGCCGCTGCGCCTGCTGCCTTGAACAGGTCGTGGGCATCGTCCAGCAGCAAGGCGGCAGCCTCGGCCACATTGCTCAAATCCTGGGCGCCGGCATGCTCGAGCTTCATGCAGGAGAGGCTGTGCATGAGGCCGCGAACGGCACTCAAGCGTTGTTCGGCACATTCCTGCAGGTCGAGGTAGCTGCCGTCCGCCGCTATCAGCAGTACCGGATTGTTTTTGGTGGGGTTGCTGGTCAACGGGAAAAAATCAGTCATTGCCAGCACCTCCCTTGGCATCAGCCGGCAGGCAGACCTGCAGCAGATAGATGGGCATGTAGTTGATATGCACCTGGCCGGTGTTCTTAGCCTGGGCGATCTGCTCGCGCAGGCATTCGGCGGCAGCCGGGTCAGTGTTCAACTGATCCAGTGCATCGAGTGCGTCACTCAAGGTTTGCCGGGGAACGGGGTTGGCCGCAGTGCTGTTCATCACTGCGCCGACCAACTGCGCCAGAGTTTGAGGGAGGTCAGCCATGGCGCACCTCCTTCTGATCCTGGGGCTGGTGCTGTTGCGCCAAGGCTTCAATCGCCCTGGCGAAGAACAGGCGTTCGCCATCGTCGAGTTGGCGATAGTGCTGCAGAAGGGTTTGCTCTTCCTGGCGCAGGGAATCGTGCGCGTGTTGTTGCTTACGCATGGTTCACCTCCTTTGCTTTCAGGGCAGTGGCGATTTCTTCGCAGGCATCAGCCCAGGCGTCCCCCTCCAAGTTCTCCAGCCAGTCGCATGCGTTGGCTTGAGCCTCAAGGGCGCGCTGGATGGCGCGGTGGTGGTTGTAGCGATTGAGTCGAACGGTAAGGGAGGATTTGCTACGCAGTGCGGCAAGGGCCATTGCCCGGTGAGCGGCGGCGCGGATTTTGGACGGATTGAGGGCGTGCGAATGCATCATGGGTGTAGCTCCTTGATTTGAGGAGCTGCCACGAACCGTCGCCAAACGATTATGGGTGGCAGCTGTGCGCAGGTTGGCGAACCGGGAATCAAGGCACCCGGCACTCCCGAAGGAGTCCCACGCACAGCCGCCATAACACGAAATTGCGGGCATAAAAAAAGCGCCTGCAATCGGATGGTGGGCGCTGTTGCGCCTTGATTTACTCGGGTCGCCAAACCCGGCCGCTGAATTGGCAGCGACGCGGCGACTATAGGCCGGCAGGCGTGAGCCTGACAAGGCCTGCCGAGGAAAGTTTTTCCCGCTGCGTACAACCACTGCTCCGGCAAAGTGGCTGAAATGCCCGCCGCTGGTGGTATGCTTTGTCCTGTTGGATGGTGTTTCTCTCTGGGCCCTGGTCGCGTTGCCGCGCTGACCGGGGCTTTGTCTTTTCTGCAGCATGCAAAACTCCTATCCGCCCGGCGCAAGGCCAGGCAGCGTGTGTTCAAGGTGAGTGGGTGGGTTAGGTCAGAAGTCGGCCAGCACTTGCACCTGGATATCTGCAGGTGCTGGCCGACTGCTGAATTTCTGGCTAGGCCCGTTGACCCGGTCGGTCATGGTTTGTGTGCCCGGGGCGGCACCATAGAGCGCCCGGTGCTTCAGGCTCTGGATCTGTTTCAGCTCGTCGCCGATACGGATGAACAGCAGGGCTTCTTCCTGGCTGATCTGCATCTCGCGGCCGTCGATTTTCAGTTTGATGGTCATGGCGTTTTCCTCTTTGTGAGTGGTGCCTTCCCCCAGCACCTCATACGAGTTACGCCTCGAGCTGGTTGGTCTCCTCGTAGGTCATCTGCACCACGGTACGGTTGTCGATGGCGCCGGTAACGGGCGCTCCAGGCATAGCGATAGCCCGCTTGATCATGTCCTCGAATGCCTCGCTGTTCTGCTTGAGCGTCTCGCTCAGTGGCTCGATGTCCTCCAGGGTATGCCCGAGAGTTGGGAAGATCGTCAGGTGCAATTTGCTCATGGTCTTACTCCGTGTCGTATAAGGCGGAACGCTGGCGTGCCGCTTGTTGGCGAAAGATCTGCTCGACGTGCTTGCCCACGGCCCGGCCGATGGCTTGTTCGTCCATGCCCGGGGCAGGGTTCACAGTGATGGATATCTGTGGTGCGAATGGGGCCGGGGTGGCCTTCTGTGCTGCCCGCGCCGTGATCGGTGGGCGTGTGTCCATTTGGGCAGTCTCGGTGGCCATCACTGGTGCTGCGATCCCTGTGCCGATGGTCAGTGCGCCCGCTGCTGTCAGGTGTTTGGTGGTGGCCTGCATCTGCGCCAGTACACCGCGCTGGCCATCCGACAAGCCATTGCGGAGGCCTTCCATGGTGTAGCCGCCCAGCTCAGCAAAGACACGGCTGGGGGAGTGGATGCCGAGCAGGTTTTTGAACTTGTTCACGATGCTGTTGGCCATGTCGCCGATCATGGCCGCGGCATTGGGGAAGGCGTTCTTGAAGCCTTCAATCAACCCCTGAACGATGGCAGCGCCGGCATCTGTGAACTTGCGTGGTACATCCATACCCAGCCAGTTCAATAGGTCGGCGATCACCGTCCAGAACAGGCCGAGTGGATTCCAATCCAGAATCACGCGCGACACCCGGCCCAGGAAGTTCATGGTGTCGGCGAAGATCTGCCCCCATGTCTGGCCAAAGAAGGCTTTGATTGGCTCCCAGTTGGCGTAAACAAGGTAGGCAACGCCTGCCAGGGCAGTGATTGCAGCGATAACGGCCAGTACAGGCCAGGTGACGGCTCCAGCGGCAACGGCCAGCACTGTGAGGCCGTAGCGCACTAGAGCAATGGGGCCGAGGATGCTGGCGAGCATCATGGTCAGTGCTCCACCGGCTGCCATCAGCAGGCCCAGGCCGGCCACGACCTTCAGAATCTGCTGAGCAAGTACAGGGTTTTCATTGATCCAGGCGCCAATGCTGCGAATCACGCCGGTAACGGTCTGGATGAAGTCGCGCAACGGGCCTTCGTTTGTATCGGTGATGCTGTTGCCAACCTCTTCCCAGGCGCTGCGTAGACCCTTGAGGTCACCATCAATGTTGTCGGCGATGACCTGAGCCATACGGGCGTTTTCGCCCTGCAGGTTGGACAGTTGATCTAGAAGCTTGTCCAGTCCACCTTCACTCATCTGGCTTACCAGCTCACCAGTGCCAGAGCCAGCTTCCTGGCCGAATAGTGCTTGCAGCATGCCCTTGCGCTCGACGTTGCCGAGCTTGCGTGTGGCGTTGTTGATATCCCGAAGAATTTCCGGCCAGTCGCGCATGCCACCGCTAGCATTGGTGACTTGCAAGCCGAGTTTTTCAATGACCTTTGCAGCTTCCTTGCTGGGCTTTGTGATTCTGGCGTTCATGGCTCGCATGGTGGTGCCTGCCATGCTTCCTTGGATACCAATGTTGCCCAAGAGGCCAGCCATGGCCGCCGCTTGCTCCAGGGTCATGCCAAGGTCTTCAGCGCCGCCCATGTACTTCATGGTTTCGCCCAGCATTTCGAGATTGACGTTGGCTCGTGCGGCGGTACCGGAAAGCACATCGGCTACGCGGGTGATATTGCCTTCTACCTCGGGGTCGATTTTGAAGGCGCTGCTGATGTTTGAGGCAATGTCCGCTGTGCGGGCCAGCTCAGTGTTGTTGGCCAGGGCAAGATTGAGAATATCGCCCATGGAGGCCAGTATCGCTTCCGGGCTGAAGCCGGCACGTGCCAGGAAGGTTTGCCCTGCACCTACCTCGGTCGAGCTGAATGCAGTCGAGGCGCCTTTCTCGCGTGCTTGGGCTTTCAGTGCCTTGAAGCGCTCGTCATCTTTCTCCAGGCGGGTGATGGCCTGAAGCTCGCTCATCTGGGCGCCGTAGGCGATCCCAGGTGCAAGCAGGCGCGCCCCGGCATAAAGAATGCCGCTACCAGATGCCAGGCCACCGGCCCCCACGCCGGCCATGCTGCCAGCCAGAGCCTGGGTACGCTGATACTGTTGTTTGGCTTTGCCCAGGCGCTCTTGAACGCGAGCGATGGCGGCAAGCCTGTCTCTCTGCGTTTTCATCTTTTGGTTTACGGCGTCGATTTCACTACCAAGGGTCTTTTCTCGATCCTTCAGTGTTGCCGTGCTGATGCCGGCCTCTTTGAACTTGGCAATCGTTTTTTGCAGCTCGGTTCGTTGGCCTTGATGCTTGCGTGACAACTGATCAACCGCCTGAGAGGCGTTCAGGAAGCTTTTCTGGAATGCAGCACTGGGCGCAGCCATACCTTTCAATTGTTCACGCATTTCGCGTAGGCGTTGCTGTGCTTTGTTCAGTGCTTCCGAGCTTTCCCGAACGGCGCTGTGCTGCTTCTTGTAGCTGCTGATATCGCTCTGCAGATTGTTGAGTGCTTTCAACTGATCGCGGCTGGCCTGGAGCTGCTTTGTAAGCTTGCCGCTCCCCTGCACAAGCGCACGAATAGGCTTGGTGGCCTTGTCGATTGCCTGCAGTCGCACTTCAAGTTTCAGGTCACGTGCCATTGTCTGTTCCAGAGCGCTTACGAGCTTGCTCGCGCCATTGCATCAGCTCGGGGAGGGGCATCGGATCCATTTCCGATGGCCCCCAGTGAAAAATCACGGCGATATCCGCCATGACGTCCTCTACACGTCGAGGGAGTCCGGCTCCACTTCCGTCGGCACCAAAAAACCGGCTACCTCGACCCCCAGTTTCACCAGGTCACAGGGCGCCAGGCTCGATACTTCTTGCTCTACCAGGGTAGGGATGGTGATGCGCGGCAACAGCTTACGCAGGGCATCTACCTCCATACGCAGCAGGTCGGTAAGGGCAATGCCGCGCAGCTCACCGGACTTGGGGTGGCGGACTTCGATCTGACTGATGGATTGCTCGCCACGGATGATCGGCGTGCTCAGGGTGACGATGCTCTGTTTGGTAATCATTGGGCGTTCCTACGTTGCTTGTGTGGTTGACTGGTTGCGGGCTGCCAGGCGTTCGGCGATATAAAGGTCTATTTCAGCCTCGAGCCAGGCAACGCTGTTCACGCCGATCTGCACCGGCGCGGGGAAGGTGCCCTCGCGGATAGCCGCGTAGATTGCAGCGCGACTTTTTCCGGTTTTGAGCTCCACCTCGCGGCGGCGCAGCAGGCGGTTGCCTACGGGGATGCTCTGCAACGGGTGAAAAGGGGGCAGGGCTGGCCGGCTCATGCGTGTTGCTCCCGGTTCTGTATCCGGCTCTGGATCCAGGCCAATATTTCGCTGCGGACGAACGCCACCGGGGCATTGCGTGCGCTGCTGTCAGTGAGCTTGACCGGTTGCGGAAAGGTCGGGTCGCGCTTGATCAGCTTGTAAACGGTCGGGCGCGCCAGGCCGGTTAGTTGCAGTAGTTCGTGCATACGCACCAGAGCTACAGGCTCTTTTGAGAGAGACGTGGCCCGTGTCATGACCCAGCACCCTCCGTGCCGCAATCCTGACCTTCCAGGCGCGGAGCCTCTGGCTCAAGAGGCATGTTCAAGGCGAGGCGTACGATGTTCCGTAGAGCACTTTGCGCATAGGGCAGTGCGACATCTGGATTCGGCTGGCTCGATGGACTTAAACGGTGAGTAATTTCCTCGAGACCAATAAACGACGCGCCACAGACCGGGTTCTTGCAATAGAGGTAGGTCGTTGCCAGTAGCAGATGCTTCTTCTTGGTGTCTCGTTTGATAATTCGCGCCCCGCAGTCTGGGCAGCGCTGCATGAATACATTTGGGTCTTTGGCAGTCATGTGGTCTGTGCCTCGTACAGTAGACGACTTAAGCCTGCCCAAGCCCTCCAAGGAACGAAACGAAGTGCTGTCGTAGCGCGCCCCGTTCAGACGCCAAGTCGCTTCACTTACCTGGAGCCCTGGCAGAGCAGCCATCACGGCTGCCCCTGCAGGTGGTGTTGCAACCAGGCACGCACGTCCTCCTGGCGATAGCGCACCAGGCGGCCGACTTTCACATAGGGGAGTGTTTGCCGACCTGTGCTGCGCCAAGTGGCGAGAGTGCGCACGGACACACCAAGAGCCTGTGCCGTTTTAAGTGGTGGCCAAAGGTCAGCGCCGTGCGCCGTAGGGTGCTCTGTGGTCAT